ATTGAACTGCGGCACGTTGCGACCGATCGACTCCTTTCGCTCCCTGCGTGCGTGCACAAGGATCGACGGATACGCGTTCGGCGCAGTGGGCCAATCGAACGGCGAAAACACCGCTTGTCCTGCGTCGGTCGCGCCTTTCAGCGCGTCCACGAACAGGCCGCGCAACTCTGCCGATGTCGTCACGGCGAACTCACCTTACTCAGAAGAAGCTTCGCCGCGCCGCGCGAGTCCGGACGCACTTGCCTGACCACGTAGGTCGAGTTAGCGCTTGGAATCGATAGCTGGTCGTTCTGGACCGGCAAAGACGGGAATTGAGACAGTTGGACGCCGAGGACAGCCGAAACTTCGGTCACGCCAGACGACGCATCCTCGAACATCACTTCCTTGAGGTACGCATCGTCGAATACGCCAGTGATCGCGAACGATCCGCCGGCGTAGGGCATGTACGTGACTGGCTCAGCGAAGACGCCGTGCAGCGGCCCGATGACTACGCTGTTCCAGTCAATCGTCATTAGGCCTCCGAGCGTCCCGACATCAAAACTTCCGGGCGCGTGCAGAGGTAGAGCGGGTAGGCATACGCCTCCATCTTCCACCACATGCGACGCTGGATGTCCATGATCGGCAGAACATAGACGGGCGCACCGGGCTGGTTGACGAACTCAGCCGATTCGCCCGGCGCCATCACTTCTTGGAAGATGCCCGGCGCGTTAACCGGGAAGAACTTCACCTTGTCGTCCGCGATCTTGACCGTCGTGTTGTCATCCGAACCGCGGTAGTTCACCCACGTGACGCCGTCGAATTCGAACGACGCGAACGCGTCGCCGAACGAATCGTCGCGGATGTCGCGCGCGCCTTCCCAGTTCAGGAACGTGCGGATCACATCCGGATGGTTCGAGAACTGGTCGTAGAAGGTGTCGCCGCACAGCGCCATGATTCGCGTCTGATTGGTGAATGCGCCTTGCGCTTTACGCGCCATCGCGCGCTTCACGCCGTTGATGATCGGGCGCAGGCTGTTCGCCGTTCCGGCGGCCAGGTTGAATGCAACTTCCGCCGCCTGCGTGATCTGGAACTCGTCGAACCAGTTGTACAGCACCGAGCCATCCTTCGGATCGAGAACGAGGCCCTGCACCGCTGCCAGACGCAGATATTCCTTCGTGTATTCGACGCTCGCGAGCAGACCGGTCGGGCCCGCGAGACGGCGCGCGACTTCGCGCTCGAGCTGCATCGGCACGGTCACGATCTGGCCGGTCGGGCCTTCCGGGAACTCGCGGATGTTCTGGATTTCGTACGTGTAGATCGTGTCGTCGTGCATCAGACGCGGCACGTCGAAGTAGCGCATCTTGCGGCGCTCGGTCGTGCGTTGCGTGCCTTCGGTGCCGCGCTCGCTGAAGCCGATCAGCTTCAGGGTACCCGTGCGCTCTTCGACCGACACGGCCGTCGTGCGAATCGGATTCGGATCGAAGATGTTGAGACGACCCAGCGCGCCCGGCTGGTACGGGTTGCGTTGCACACCCTGCGTCAGGGTCAGCGAGCTGAACGCGTCGCTGTTGAAAATATCGATGATTTCGCCAGCCATGGCTTGTCCTTAAAAAGAAAAAGCCGCCTTCTGGCGGCCTCAATGCATTCACGAAAGCCGCCCTTAGGCGGCGTCTGGTCGGTTGACGCTTATCGCGGCAGGATGGTCAGTGCCTTCAACTGCGCGAGAGCGGCGGTGATCGCGGCGGCGCTCATGCCCGTCGGCCACACCAGTTCCGAGGCGTTCACTTCGGCCAGGCGGACAACCACCGCGCACGGCTTGTCGACGCTCGTGACGTCCTTCGACGCGAACAGAACGCCGGCGGGAATCTGCGAGCCATCGACGTTGGCCGGATCGAACGGCTTGTACTTGCTCGAACCAGCAGCAACCGTGACCGCGAAGCTGTCGCCGGGGACGAACGCGGTCCCGCCTGCGGTGATCGTGAACGAGAGACCACCTGCCTTGAAGGCGACGCCGGTCGTGCCATGACCGACTTCAGCGCCCGTCGGATCGGAGACGACGAAGTGCGTCGCATCGTCGAACTCGACGGAGTAGACGCCGGCCTTCGCGGCGTAGCCCTGCACGCTAAGCGAGCCGATCGTGCCGTTTCCGGTGTTGGTGCCGGCGGCCGATGCGATCGACGGATTGCCGGGCGTGGCCGTGGTCGTCAGCGTGAAGCTGTCGCCAGCCGCGAACGGGGTTCCGCCAGCCGTGATCGTGAAACCGATGCCGAGGCCGCTGAAGCCACTGCCGACGCTGCCGGTTGCCGTCTGACCGTCCGGTGCGGTGACCGTGAACGCGGACGAACTGGTCAGCGCCACGCTGTATGCGCCGATCATCGTTGCCGGCGCAGCCTGCGGGGTGATCGTGCCGAACGTGCCGTTGCCGGTGTTCGCGCCGAGCGCCGCAGCCGACGCGGTCAGCGCCGACAGGACGAGGCCAAGCACCGTGCCCGCCAGCACCTTGACGCCGCCGGTCAGCGTGCCCTGTTCGATCGATTGATGGCCGTTCGCCTGCGAGACGAGAAAGCCACCGTTATGCCAGTTCTCTTGGAACGGCGTGTAAGTCGGGTTACCCATGGTTCAGTTCCTTTGGGGCAGATGGTTGATCAGCGGCGGGACGGGTTTGCAGCCTTGAGATTCGCGTCCCAGCGTGCCGCCGTAGCCTGTTGCGGAGACGGCTTGGCACCACCATCGACGCCAAGATTCGGGTTTCGCGCGGAGCGCTGCGCGTGCGACGCCGACGCGGGAGCGGGCGTGCCTTCCAGCGTGGCGATCGCTTCCGAGCGCGTCATGCGTGACTTGAATGCGAGGTTTGCCGCGAGGACCGGGTTGCGTGCGGCAGCGGGCGAAGCGAAGATCGCGGCGCAGCGCGCGCGCTCGCGGCGACGGGCGTTCGCAACGGCGCTCTTGCCGCGCATCTCATCGTCGTCGTCGTCGTCTTCGGCGCGCTCTTCCTTCTCGTCGTCTTCCGCCTTGGCCGTCTTGCCCTTGGCCTTGTCGTCCTTCTTGTCGGACTCGTCGTCGGCGTACTCGTCGTCGGCGTCGTCGGCGCGGCTACCCTTTGCGCCTTCTTTGTCGTCGTCCTTTTCTTTCGGCTCGTCGTCTTCTGCGCGCCGCGCGTCCTTTTTGTCTTCTTCTTCCGGCTCATCGCCTTCAGCGCGCGCACCGCGCGCAGACAATCCGGCGAGATGGGCGAACGAGAGCCCGCGCGCCGCAAGGGTGCGAATACTCATATTTGATCCTTTCGGGGAGGGAAGTCAGCCCAGCTCGGCGAGCAGGGATCTAAAAGCCTCGTCAGGTGCCATCACGGCATCAGCGAAGACAATTTCGACGCAAGCGGCGCCTAAAAAAGTGGTTGCTTGAGTCTTTCGAACGACGTCGACAGACAGCCCGCGGTTACGCGCCACGGTTGCGACGAACAGTTCACCCATCTCGTCGACATCGGCTTGGAAGCGATCGAGCGCTTCCTTGCTGAGAGGGTTGAACTGATTGCCGTCGGCCTTACGGTCGCCATATTTGATGATCGTTACCGCCAAACCGGCCTTGTCGATAGCTTTCGACTGGTCGATGTGCATGCAGATGACGCCCACCGATCCGGTCCCGCCGGTACGAGGCACCGTGATCTGCTCACACGCGCTTGCGAGCGCATATGCTGCGCTGTACGCCGCCTCGTTCAGAATCGCGAGCGTCGGCTTTATGCTGCGCGACTTGTAGATCAGGTCAGCGAGGTCGAAGCAGCCGGCCACCTCTCCGCCAGGCGAGTCGATCGACAGGACGATAGCTTTCACCGCCTTGTCGTTCAGCGCCGCAAGGAAGTTGTGGCGTATCGCGTTGTAACCGAGCATCCCGGAATACGGCCGAAGGTTGCTGCTCTTCTGAACCAGCGTGCCCGATACGTCGATGACTGCGACGCCTTCGCTCAGATCGTAGGGCGCTTCCTCGTACGACGATGAGTCTCCATCGTCCCACTCGTCGTACGCCATCGGAGCGATAGTCACGGGCGCACCGCCGGCGAAGTCGACATCTGTGATGCCGAATCGGCCAGCGAGCGCCTTGGCAATCACCTGTCCTTTCGACGGGTGAATCGCCAGCGGGACGTCAAAGACCCGCGCGGCAGCGAACGGATAGCTTTTCATTGAGGTTGCGGCTCTTCTTCAGGGGTTGATGCCTCTGCTGCCGACTCTTCGCCGGCCCAACCCGGTGCT